CTTACCGGCTAGGCGTGTTCCACCTACAACTGTTTTAGCAGCGCCTTTAAATACGCCTGATAAAGCTGATCCAACAATACCTTCATCTACATCTTCTTTAGGTACACAATCTGGTACCATCTTATCACCTTTTTTCTTCATTCCTACTTGTTTATGAGTATCCCAACAAGCTTCGTCAACTGCGTTGCAATTACAATGCTCACAAGTTGGTGGGCAATCGCAATCTTCTCTTTTAACGTCGGAACCACAACATTTATCTGAGCAATGAGTATCTCTTGCTTCAATAACAAATTGTTTAAAACTAAGCATTGGGAGTGTCCTTTTTAAATCTATTAACTAATTTATCAGTACCTTGTTCTCCTGCACCAGCTTCTTCGCCGTAATTAGCTTTTAATGATTTATTTGAGCCGTATCCGTCACCCTTATCTTTATTAAGTCTATCTCTTAAAGCTTTTAAATCAGCCTTTAGTTTAGGTTCATCACCAACTTTTCTAAGTCCTGACTTAGTAATAGACTTAACAGAAATATCCATCTCGTCTACCTGGGCTTCATTTTTCTTATCATTTCTCGATGCCCATACTGCTTTACGTTGAGCATCTGAAGCATATTTCTCATTCGTATTTTTCTTTGAGCGTTCTTTATCCATCATTGCTTTAATCTTAAGAAGTTTATCTTTATCGCTATCTGTCACATCTGGTCTTTTTGTAAAAGCAGTTTGTCCATCAGGAATAGTAGCTTCTTTTTGTAAAGCCTTTCTTAACTTATCGGCAGCTCTTGTATTATACAGTCTGTCGCCTTCTCTGCGTTTTTTCATAGTCTTAAGTTCAGGAGAATGATCAGCTCTATTGCCGTCTTTATCTTTACCTCTAAGAATTTTAGCAGCTGCAGAGTTTGCTGCACGATCTGCACTGTAATCAGCTTTCTTTTTATAGCTCATCATTGTTTCAGGCGATAACTCGTCAAGTTGTGCTTCACCAATGTACTCATCTCCAGCAACATATCCTGGCCGGTTGTTTGCAGCCGGTTTTGGTTTAACTTTAGTAGGATTTCTTTTGGTTGTAGTAATAGATTTAATGCTTGTTGGCTTAGGGTCCATATGCTTTGGTTGACGTACACCGTTTGTTGACTCTTTCATTCCGTGCTTTTTTCTGAAATCAGCTAAATCTTTTTCAGCTTCTGCCGATCTTTTCTTTGCAGCTTCTGCATCTTTAACATTGTCGGAATGCATTTTATTTACATCCATTCCTTTTCTTTTTAGTTCTTGAGAAAATCTTGCACGACCAAATGCTTCGTTTTTAGCAACAATGTTTAACAAAGATCTTTGAGTTGCTGCTTCTTCCACGTCATTTTTTTCTATTTCTTTATCAACTACGGTTTTACGACGCTTAAATTTTCTTTCGCTGTCTTTTGGTATTTCACCAATTTCTTTTTTATCTTTAATCTTTTCGTTTGCGAGATCTGCTAAATCAGCTGCTTCTTTCTTAGGCATACGTGCTGCAAGATCAGTCGTCGATACACTGGTTTTTCCTTTAGCATTACGTTCCTTTTCTTGTCGTTTCTTTGCCATCGCTGTGGCCTTTTGAACGTCAGCAATCGATAGCTCTTTGATCTCTTCTTTTTCCTTTTTAACTGGTGCGTCTTTTGACATGGAACCTGACTTAACTACGCCTGAGTTTTTAATTTTATTAATTAACTTTAGCCTTGTGTTTTCTTTAAAGCTTTGCATATCTTCTCGTCCTTGTTCGCTACTAACGTAATCTTCTGTTGTTTCTAATAAATTGAGGATCTCATCAAAATCATCAACACTTTCTTCCATTTTAGGTTTATACATTCTAAAACGTTTATCGAATTTTGGTTTGTTATCTTTATCAAGAAGCATATGAGGACGCTTGCCTTGTCTTTGACCCCACATTGTTGCTTCATTTAAATTATTATCTACCATGCTTGATAAAGAAACAGACTCTTTCTTAGCATGTGTTTTTCTTGCGCGTTCAGCAGTTTTGACACTTGGCAATAACTTACGAGCCATAGCATTCAATCTAGATGCTGGTAACTTAGAAATTCTTTTATCGATGACTATCTTTTCACCAGCGCTCATTTCAGCATATCTTTTATTTTTAGCGAATTTGGCTTTTAAATTGCGTATAGCTTGTTTACGTGCTCTCTTTTTAAGTATTTCGACTGATGCCATTCTGCGGGCAGCTTTTTCTCTACCTCTTTTAATCTTAAAACGATTTTTACGCATTGTAATACCGCGTGCACGTCTTTGCATTCTGGTTAAAAGAGCCTCGTTAGTCTCTTCTTTTTCATCCAATGTAGGTTCTACATCTATATATTTTGAACTGTCAAAATTCTTAGAATTTTTCTTTTTAGATTTTTCATCTGTTTTAACGTCTTTATCATCAGCCATGAGAGCAATCCTATTGTATTGAGATTTATTTCTATTTATAATATTTATGAAAAGAGGGTATAAATTCATAATTAGTATGAGAACTTTCTTGCCATATGGTAGATTCCCTTAACCATCCTATAGCTGGTGTAGGTGATGCTATAGTTAAAGGCATTGCAGTTCTGCGCTGTCTTCTAATAAAATAATCATTATCTATTGCGCTATGAACACCTTGTATGCTCAATTCATTGAGCAAGAACTTAGCAGTTCTTTTAGTTATTGCATAAGCGTGAGCTCCTTCGTGCCCGTCAATTCTTATTAAATCATTAGGAACACCAGCAGATTTGTGATCGTATCTATCTTTATCTTTAACTTTGTAACCAAGAACAACGATAGTATTTTCTGGTATTTGTATAGTTACTGGTTGTAACATAACTGCGTCATGTTCTAAAACTATACCTACATCGTGGTCAGACTTAGCAATTTTCTGCCATATCGCAAAATGACCAGCTGTAGCACACATAGCTTTATGGCCAGTAGAAGGGTTATCGATGTGACTGTATGTTTCTACAGGTAAACCAGGGATATTTAAAGTATTAAAAGCCATCTTTCCAGACATGTTTTGAAACCCGTTAAAATACTCCCAATCAAGTCCTATATTGTTGCAGCTATCAGAACAAACTTTAGCATATTCATTCGATGTTTGAGTATCAATCTTTAATATGTAAGCTTTCATACATAAGTCTCTTCTAATAATTCATTATACAACTTAACATCTGAACCAAAGAATTTGTTTAAATTATCAGTGGCAAACTCGTTAAACTTTATTTCGTTATCTCTGTTTTTTCTAAAGTCTGTCTTATGCTGTGGTAACATATGTGTTACCGATAAGTCTAATTCTCGCATTAATTGACTTAAATCATTATGAAAGTTTTGATACAACCAATACTCTCCTACAATTTTGTTATCGATTTTTAAAAAAGATGATTGTAATATACCAGAGTTAGGTTCACCTATAAAAGGACCGTTTGATGTCCAATCGTTGTATTGTTCAATGCTCGCTTGAGAACCAGGTTGTTTCCATTTTTTATAAAAGTAGTAAAAACTTTTTTGTCTATCGACTGGATCTCTTATAACACAAATAGAACGATATGATAATGCCTGTTCTTTCGTAATAATATTATTATCAATTATATCTTGCAAAGTAAAATGATAAAATTTGAAATGAGTTTTATATCTATTAATAATATCCTGACTCAATGTTCCTTTTATATTACTATCTTCTACTGGCGTGTATATAGCATCAGGATCGGGAATGTTTTTAATAAAAAACTCTGATAAGCTGCTACTAGCGGTTTTCGGAGATCTTAAAAATATCAATTTATATTTGTGAGATATGTACATTATAAACCCTTATCATATGTTATACTATTTGCATGGCCGGTTGATCCCCATTTATGATCGGCATAAACCTTATCAGGTCCATCATATCTTTTAGCTCCGCCAATGTAAAACAAAGGAATGAAGTAATGACTGGGCCATACTGTAAGTTGATGCATCCAATGCGGAACATGACGAGCTAAGAATAGATTTCCAGTTGATCTAAAAGGTTCTGGGCTTAATTCGTTTGGTGTTAATATATGTAATGTATCTATGACATGTTTTACGAAAGCATTACCTGGATTACATGCCATAATAGGTTGAATAAAGTTTTGTCTTCCTTTTTCATTTTCATAACAAGAATAAGCATGATCTTTTGGTGAAGTAAACAACTCATCAGTATTTTCTAAGCAAGTCATATCAGCTTCTGGCCAAAAGCCACCTCTTTCATATAACAATTCATATCTTATTAAGTCTGATACTCCTGGCCACTTTTGCATTGCATAGTAACGATCAATTAAATGTTGGTTATGCCATTTACGATTATGAAGCATACTATCATCAAATATAGAATATTCCCAGTCAGGATGTTTATCTCGCCAAGTGTGCATCCATGTAAGCGGAGCAGGCTTAGGTCCTATCCAAATCTGTGTCAGCTTCTTTTCAATATTCACTTTTGCACCCACCAAATAAAATCATCTTCAACGTTCCAAGAGTTTTCACCGTAAAATTCTGTAACTGCTTTTTGTACAGTAGGGAAATGAATATCATGTCCAAATACAATACCACCTTCTCGTACTTTACTATCCCACGCTTTAATATCACGCAAACAACCTTCATATCCATGATCAGCATCGATGAATACAAAATCTAATGAACCATCATAAACCGTCTTAGCAGCTTCTGTGGTATAGTCTTTAATTATATCAGTTCTATCTGGGTGTTTTATTGAAAATTCTCTCATATCGTCATAATATGCGTTATGATTCCAAGCATGACCATGTTCGCCTGGAGTCCACTTTTCTGGACCATTATTTTCTGGTTGTGGCTCGTATAAATCTACACCGATTAAATGTAAATTCGGACAATTATTAATTAAATATTTGTAGTTAACGCCATCGTGAACTCCTAGTTCTGCGCCTCTTCTCCAACCGTTAGTATTTACGAATCTTGCTAATGTTTGCCACCTATAAACATTACCGCCATCATTACCTCTATCACGTATTCTTCCCATAATATTTCTCCGTTGAATCAAAAAAAGGTAGACAACTTAATGCCTACCCTTTATTTATACGGATTTATAAAGTTATTACTTTCCGCCTTTTTTCTTCTCACCTTTAGGCTTTACGTAAGTGTGGTCTGGATCGATCATAGGTCAGCCATTATTTCTTTAAGTCTTTTCTTTGACTTGCCTTTAATCTTTTTACCTGGAACAGATAAACCATCTCCGCCATCACCTACAACGACAATAGCAATCATGCCCATTGTTTTATGTGGTGAACATTGATACAAATATACACCAGGTGTATTGAACTGCATCTCAACTACTTTATTTAATTTTGATTTCTTAGGCAACTTCCATCCGTCTGGTCCTGCAATAAATTCTACGTTATGACCTTTTGATGTTGGTATCCATGTGATAATCTCACCCACTTCGATACGTGTAATATCTTGTGAGTAAACCATCTTAGCGCCATCGTCGCGCTTGTTTAACATTTCGATTGTTACGTCTGCGTTTGCTGCGCTCACTGTAAATACTGCGGCGAAGACTGCTAAATAAAAATAAAGTGTTTTCATATTATATCCTAACTTGTTTTATACATGTTGTGTTTGAATTCTGAGATTTCATCAGCTTTATCATACATACCCATTTCTCTCAACTGCTTAATACTCATGCAGTAACTTCTATATTCCATTAATTTCATAAATCGTTTAAACATTACGTTTCCTCTTTGTTACAGCTTCTTACAGTCGAAGTATGATTTTTCTAACTGTACTGGTACACCGCCTTGTGCGATACACGCTTCTTTCCATGTGGGTTCTTTAAACTTAGTAATCACTGCATAAAACCCAAATGCTATGCATATTAATATTAGAGATGTCATTACCACAAACATATAGAAACCTAATTTCTGTACTACTTGCGCTGAGATCTCGAGGTGTTGTTCACCAACCATTAGATCGCAAACATTAATAATAATGCTACTAAGAATGCAAAGATTCCTAATGCTTCTGCAAATGCGACTCCTACAAACATTGTACCAGTATCCGGCTTCTTAGGCATTACTTTAAGTACACTACCAACAATCATTCCTACTGCGATGGCTGCGCCACCCATACCAAATGTTGCTAACCCTGCGCCAATTAATGCGCCCATTGTTGCTATATCACCAGTCATTATTTACTCTCCAACATTAATCTTCTTGCTTCTTCTACATATCCTTGACGATATAATTCACTTGCAGCTCTTGCTCTACCTGCTGACTCACCAAATGCCCATAAGAACATTCCAAGAGCAACTAAGCCTTTTGCTAATAATCTAAAAAATTTTGGCATTCTTACTGGTTGTTCACCTGCGATTTCCATTATACAAAACCTTTTAAGTTAGAGTTAGTTGATGCATATGGTAAAGTATCGCGTTTACGATTATCTTCCCATGTGTCGTTTGCGATCGAGCGAATGTCTCCACGACTGATACCAATGTCGCTAAGTTCGCGATCTGTTAATCCTTGGAGGGTTTTGAATGTTGCTCGTGCTTCTCTACGCTTAGCCATTGCTGCGCCGAATTTTTCGAAGAAGACTACAACTTTGTATGCAAATACTGATGCTGCAGATGATTCGTTATTTAGTGTGTGTGCCATTCTGGTACCTTTCCTAATAAGTGTTAAACTGTTTTACAATTTTATTTATTAAGGAAATTGGTAAATTAGCATGCCCTATTTGGCATTGCGGTTATGCACCAAGTGAAAATGTGACAGTTTGTCATTTTATAAATAAAATAAAAAAAGAGGTTGCAATGTCTAGTATTCATTATTTAAAAAGATCACAGAACGAAGCAGTAATCAAAGTATACGTAACAGACTCATCTGGCGATACTGTTGATGTTGCACTATCAGACCTTGCCGCTGCTGGCGAAACTTTTGATTCGGGTACAGCTTCTGTTACAATTAAAGAAATATTTTGGGGTTGTAAAGTCAACAAACACGTAGATGTATCTAGGTGGGATGGCGCAACTGCTCACGGACATTATTATTTTGTTAACTCTGGTTCTCATGAATATACAGGTTTCGTAGACAATGTTTACTCAGGCAGAGATATACGCATCATTGGCGACGGACCATTCCACGTCATTATGAAACTCACTAAAGAAAGTGGTTACACGTCTTAACCCAATCGTCTTTCTAAAACTCTCTTAACTTGAAGCATAAGAGTTTCTTCTGTATTATTAACCCCGGACCATTGAGATTTAGGGTTAATATATTTTTTAGTTTTTTCTTGATAGTTCATATAACGAATTAACGCTTTCAACAAAGCAGAAAGCAACATGCGATTTCTTACAAGAACTATCTTTTTCATCACGCGTTTGATGTTTTTATGCAGAAGAAAGCTGGTACAGGACCAGAACCAAACCCATTACCAAGATTAAGTCTACGAGCTAACTTGTTTGCTTCGTTCTTAGCAATTCTTAATTCAATTCTTGTATTCCATTTTGTTTCTACGATATCGTATTTCTTTTTATTCTTCAATGAAGTAAACACTACGTAACTCATGAAATCCCTCCTGCACCGAACAATGATTTCTTATCAACTCTGCCAAGTGGACCTTTATCAAATACTGGACCATTATCATCACTAAAAGAAACGGAAGGTCTTGGCATTGTATTAGCAACTGCTGGAGCTTGACTTAAATTTTGTGCTCCATCTTCAAGATCGTATAGTTGCATCTTAGCTCTATCAATACCTACAACAAATCTACGATAGTAACTTAAATCACCCCATCTATTCTTTAATTGTTTAATCATAAGCTGGCCTAGATTATCTAATTCTTCTGTTGTAATTAGACCTAATATGCAATCAGCAGTATGTGTTATTCCCATACTTTCAGAAGTATTAGTAAGATCAACGTCAGTATTCCCGTACCCGTCACGATTAAATTGAGACGAAGTAATAACAGCACAATTGTATTCCATCGCAAGACCACGTACCTCCTCTGCAATTGACTTAACTAATGTATATGAATTAGCTGCAGCAGCACCTTTGACACGAGCTGATGCACATATGTTTAGATAATCAATCATAATAATATCTGGTTTGAAGTTACGTTTCATTCGTAGCTCTGTTAAGAGATGACGAAAGTGACCTACGTGTGCAGAACCTGTTGGGAATTCTTTAACAACTAACTTGCCAGTTGATTTGCCTTTGATGCGTTCCATACGTTTGTAGTATACATCGCGTGGCATTTCAGCTACTTCATCAATAGTAACATTAAGCATATTAGCATCTATGCGTTCTGAAATACGTTCTTCAGCCATTTCCATAGTAATATATAATACGTTTTTACCATGAAGTAAAGCTGCTGCTGCGGCATGGCATTTAACTAAAGATTTACCGCCACCAGTTGTAGCCAAAAGAACTGTCATTGATTTACGAGGCAAACCACCCTTCGTAATCTTATTCATAATATCTATATCAAAAGGAATACGCTCTTCTTTCTTGTGATAGAAGTCATAACGTGCTTCATAGTCTTCAAGAAAATCATGGCCTACACTTGTATCAAAGCTTATACCTAATGAGTCCTGAAGTAGCGCTGGTAAACCGTCTTTACTTAATTCAGTTTCTGATCCATCAACAACTAAGATTGCTTTACGGATTGCATTGTATAGATCTCTATCTTGGCAAAACTTCTCAGTTTCTTTAACTAGCCAATCAAAGTCTGTTTTCTCATCAACTTTTAGTGTATCTACAGAGGACATTACGTTTTTATACGTATCCTCGTTCATATCTTTCTTTTTATCAAGTTGTAATTTTAGAACCTCTATTGATGGAGGATCACGATATTCATCTACATACTCGGAGTAAGTGTTGAATATCTTTTGAAGATTGTGGTCTTCAAAGTAATCTGTTTTAATATAAGGATATACTTTTCTAAAGTAGTCTTCATTAAATATCAGATTAGATAGTACTGTTGCTTCGATCATTATATATTCCCAGAATTCTAAGTTGAATTGTGGCGAGCAACATAATTACCCGCCACAAATTTATAGTAAAACATTAAGTTGAAAATGTCAACCTTATTCGACTGAGGTCTCTTCAATAACTTCGTCGTCATCGTTTCTCATGATCGAACCACCAGCTCCGATTGTAAAGTGACTCTTGATGTAAGAAGCAAAATTAGTTTCTTCAAACATTTTTAGCCAAAACTCTTTATTATCGTTAACTTCTTTGGCACGCATAAGCTTTTCAGATATGACTTCACCAGTTTCAGGATTAATAGCTTCATACCATCCAACTTTAGGCTTGTTAAGATAGCCACCTTTTTCAGCCACATCCATTAGACCCGACCATTTCATAATACCACCATCCCATGACACTGAGATTGGAATCTTAGATTTTTCCTTAACGTGTCTTGATTTTTCGATATTAATAACGAAGTGATAGCCTTGAATTTCTGTACCAACTTTATCTTGTTGGCGACCGATAATCCAAATAGCATCTGCTGAATAATAAATGCCTGTACCGCCAGAAATAATATCTTTAGGATATAGACCGATCTCTTTGTATGTGTGGTTAACAGCAATGAGCGGAATATCTTTAAGATTAAGATGCGGCGTAACAATTCGAAACAAAGACTTAAGAGCTTTTGCTCG